ATGGCTAAAAACCCGTTTCAGAAAATTGCGTTGCAATCACAGCAGATACCAGATTGCTTGGCGCGTAACGGTGCAGCAGTTGTCGGCATAGACACATCGAAAAGCAGCCCCCACATCTATGAATACTTACACAAAGAAATTCCCCACAAATTCAGTCTGTTCATTCTGGGAAATGGAACATTCACTATTGGACAGTGCACTGGCTACTGCAAAGAAACCTTCAATTTTTTTGCCGAAAAGATAGTCAGTGAGTGCGCGGGTGACGACACACCGTTCAACTATTCGAAATCCAATCTTGCTAATCGCGCGCAAGAGATAATTGACTATCTCTTGCACGAAGGCGCTTTAATTGAAGACGATGTAGTTGATGCAACTGGTCGCCGACTTCGTATGAGAGGGCCTCAGAGAGACACACTCACAATAAAAATACATAAAAACAACACAGTTCAGTTCCAAGGAAAGCGCCTAGAACTTTCAACTAAGCTATCTGACTTTTTGAGCAACATCTTATCTTTAGATGACGTCCTACAGAGTCAAATAGAGATTTTCTCAGTTGCCCTAACGGTTTCAGAAGTAAAGGATGAACTCGCGGAGAGAATCCCTGCGGCATGCTCATATATTAGTGAAGCTGTCAGAATTCAGCTCTCGGCAGCTCTGACCCTTACTAAAGTCGAATTAGATATCGAAGATCACTCTTATATAACTTTTCCTGCATTACGAGGTTTGGAAGGCTTTTTAAAGGACGTCCTGAGAGCTGCGGGTTATCAAGTACAGCCGAAACTGGGATTTGGGGAGTATTTTGATGACGGGAAAATGCGACGTGACCAGGCTAACCATGCCGGAGCTGTAAAAGCAGAAGTTCTGAACCAATGCTATCGTTACTGGTCAGACCAACGACACCGGCTTTTCCATATGGACAGCGTTGACATTCAGACAACACGGCGCTTGGATGCGAATGAGGCAAGGCACGTCGTCACGCATGTGTTCGAACTGGTGGAAGCATCTTCACGAGCCCTACTTTGCGAGCAGCCATGAAAAACTACCTATGCACGTTGACTAACACTCCATCTGCTGACTTGAGGGCGGTCATTTTCGCGACTAGCCCACAAAGTCCTTTTGACGAAATACAGAATATCGAGAAGCAACTGTGCAAAAGTAAAGTCAAGGGCAAAATCCTTTTTGATATGCTTTTGGCAAACGGATCAAAGATCAATAGATTTTTTATCGCAGAGTTTGATGGCCATCGCATTTCTTTACAATCATTAAAGAATGCGGATGACAATTACTCCACCTTCTCTAAAGTTTGCGCTGCAACTCTAAGCAAGCACACCGAACAACTTGACGACTCATTGCTGACCAATGCAATGAAGTACGCACTAAAAATCGGCACGCCCTTTTAGGACAAATATACCTTCCAGCATCACTGCCTCCACAAAAATAACGCATTCATATAACGACTCACAATACGACCTCAGCTCACCCCTCACTTTCAGCTTTATATTTTTTAAAGACAATTACTTCCTCGCCCAACCAGTTATTCAATTCTGACATCCGCGTCTGAATCGGTTCCAATTCGTTGGCCGAATAGATTTGCGCAGCCTCTCTGATCGATCCAAACCCGCCCGCGTTCTGCGGAACGATGCCCATCAACTGGGGCGGAATGCGCAAGCTCGCCAACACATCATCCCGGGTCTGATTCTTAATCGAATTGAATTCATCCTTGGCAGCCACCTCACTGACCGGAATCAACTGAATCCCATCCTTCTTGCCAGTAGGCGAATAAACAAACAAATTCCGAAAATTCCCTGGCCCCTTCGACTCCTTCAACGCTTTGCGCAAAGCATCAATATCCGCCTCAGTCTGCGCCGCATCCGTCATGTAAAGAATGAACCCCGCATGACTGCCGTTCTCGTAATACTTGCGCCGGAACAGGGTCGCCGACTCGTTGAGAAGTGCTGATTGCAACGCACTGATCCACTCCGGCAGCCCATAGATCTCCTGGTGCAAATCCGCCTCACGCAGATGAAAAATGCTCCCCAGCTCAAACGCGTGCTCGTTCTTCCAACCCTGCACCTGGTAGAACTGCCCCTCCTGTCCCACCCGCATGTACTTAGCCAGCGACGGCACCACTTGCCGTGTTTTGCCCAGCACCGACCGGCGCTTCTCCAGGTACCCATTGCCCAAGCATAGAAAATCCAAGGCGAACTGCTCAAAAGCTGCCCGGGACAACATCGGATGCGGGATAAAGGTCTTACTCAACAGGTTCCGCTTCAACATTAACCCCGAATGCAAATGCACGCTCGCCCCCACCGAACGAGCCAGACCATTGAGCGACAACGGCGGTTCATACCACCGCCCGTTGAACCAGCATTCCAAGTAATCAAACACCTCCCGACCGCCCAATACCGGCGTCGGCTCCCCAAAGCTGAACACCTGAGTCCCCGCACTGGCGGCATCGAGGGAGACCGGCAATAGTTGCTGGCTGGCAAGTTGTTCGGTCATGTAAAAATCTCCATACGCCCAGTATTGGCAGCGGTCTGCCCTTCAAGCGGTTCGTTCTGCAATGCGTGAAAGAGCGCCCAAGCCAGGTCGGCATGACCGGTGTTGTCGTTGCGCCCTGCGGTATAGGTGAATTGCCGGCCACCTGCGGTGATAGTTTTACGAATAGCCATGAGCGACTGGGCCATATCAGTCCAGCCGGCATCGAACTCCAGCCGCCCCTTGTGAATGACGTCATAGGCTTTGAGAACCAGGCGGGTTTTCACCTCGGGCGAGTAGCTGAAGGTAGTCACGGCCGGGAAGAACTGGCGCACCAGCTGGGCCACTCCGCTGCCCAGGCCGGTGACGTCGATACCGATGTAGGTGACCCAGTAGCGGTCGCACACACCCTTGATGGCGGCGGCCTGGGCGGCGAAGTCCATGCCGCGAAACTGGTGGCGCTCTAGCACGCGGAACTTGCCGCCGGGCACCAGGGGCGGCGCGACCACCACGAGGCCGGAACAATCGCCCGTCTCGGCCGGGTCGTAGCCGACCCATACCTGACGGTCGCCGAACGGGCGCATGGCGAACGGTTTGTAGTCCTCGGCCCACTCCACCCAGCTATCGACCATGCAAGACTGCAACACCGACAGCGGGAAGATGCTCGCGCCGTCATCGACGAACTCGCACATCAGCAGGTTGGCGAAGGCCTCGGGGCTGTACTCTCGGCGCAGCTCTTCGATGTCGAACCGATCGCACCCGCCCCGCTCGGCGTCAAGGATGGTGACGATCTGGCGCCACAACCGATCCTCACAAAACCGGCCCTGCTGGAGCGCGCCATGGGTCACGTCCACTTTGGTGTGCTGCGCTGCGGGCTTACCCTTGTTGAAGCGCTCCCCCGTCCAGAAGGTGTACGCCTCGTGGGCCATACTCGACGGCGTGGAGAAGTAGGTTTTGCGCCACTTCTTGTGCATCGCCATGCCCGAGGCGACCTTGTTCAACTCCTCGAACTTGAACGTCCAGAAGAACTCGTCGAAGTAGAAATTGCCGTGATAGCCCTGGGCGGTGCGAGCGTTGGTCCCGAGGAAAAACAGCTCGGCGCCGTTGGGCAGCACAATCGGGTCACCGGTCAGCTCGACGCCGATGACTTCCCGGGCGAAGGCCTGGATGTAGCCACGGAACAGGTAGGCCTGGTTCTTCGAAGCCGACAGGAAAATCTGGTTACGACCGGTGTCCAGGGCATCGATAAACGCCTCGCGAGCGAAGTAATACGTGGCGCCGATCTGCCGGCTCTTGAGGATGACGCGGGTGCGCTGATTGCCGGCCCGGTACCAGTCCTTCTGGTAGTCGAAACAGCCGTCGATGAACGCTTCGCGCAGCAGCTCGATCTGGTCTTCGCTGATGTCGTTCTTCGGGGACTTTTTCTTCGGCCTCTCGTTGCGCTTGGCGAGGTTCGGGTTGAGGTCGGTTTCGGTGCCGCCGCCCTGGAAACGCTGAATGCGGGCCTGGCGCTCAAGCTGCCGATGCAGCAGATCGATCTCCTTGAAATCGCCGCCGGTCTTGTTGTCCTTGAGGATCAACTGCACCAAGCGCGCTTCCAAGGCGCCGCCGATGCGCTCGACGTTGTCAGCCTGGTCCCACTTGTCGCGAGCCTTCCAGCTGTGTAGCGTTTTCTCCTTCTCGCCTGTCGCCTCGGCTATCTCACAGACGCGCCAGCCCATCCAGTACAGAAACTTGGATTGGCGTCGGGGATCGATGGGCAGCAAGGCGGTCGTCATGCCGAGATGCTGCCGCCCACCGCGGCGACTCAATAGCGCCGCCCCTTGTACCCTCCCCGCCTACAGTCCCGCCCCGTTGCCGCCGCTCGCGCCCATACCGACCATGCCCCTCATTGCAACGCACTGAGAATCCCTGGCATGAAGAAGTACCGCAGCAACTGGTTCCGCGTCGCCATCGAAGGCGCCACGTCGGACAAGCGCACCATCAAACGCAGTTGGCTGGAACAGGCCGCCAAGAACTTCAACCCGTCCACCTACGGTGCCCGTATCTGGCTGGAGCATTTCCGCAGCCTGCTGCCCGACAGTCCCTTCAAGGCCTACGGCGACGTACTGGCGGTAAAAGCCGAAGAGGTGGACGTCAACGGCCAAAAGAAATTGGCGCTGTTCGCCAAGGTCGAACCCACCAACGACCTGATCGCCATGAACAAGGCCAAACAGAAAATCTATACGTCCATCGAGATCGACGAGAGCTTTGCCGACACGGGCGAGGCCTACATCGTTGGCCTCGCCGTGACCGACTCGCCCGCCAGCCTAGGGACCGACGTCCTGGCGTTCTCAGCGCAGAAGCCCGAAGCCAGTCCATTCCAAGACCGTCACTATTCCGCGACCTCCATGTTCACCGAGGCGGTGGAAATCGAGCTGAAGTTCGACGAAATCGACGAGAAACCGAGCCTCGGCGCCCAGCTCCTCAACAAGGTACAAACCCTTCTGAGCGGCAAACAGGCCAAGGACGACACCGAGCTCTCCCAGATAGGCGAAGCGGTCGAAGCCATCGCCGAACACGTCAAGGATCTGCCCGACCAACTGGCCGTCGAAAAGCAATTCTCGGCGGGGCTGAAAACCCGACTCGATCAAGTCAGCACCGAACTGGCCGAGCTGAAAACCCAGCTGTCCACCACCCAGGATCCCCAGCAGAAGACGCGCCCGCAGGTCTCCGGCGGCGGTAACCAAGTCATGACCGACTGCTGACCATCAAGGACGATCAACATGCGTAACGACACCCGAGTACTGTTCAACGCTTACCTGCAGCAACTGGCGCAACTGCATGGGGTGGCTGACGTCACCACCAAATTCACCGCAGACCCGAGCGTCGCCCAGACCTTAGAAACCCGTATGCAGGAATCCAGTGCGTTCCTCAGTGCAATCAACGTTTACCCCGTCTCGGAACAGTCGGGTGAAAAGGTCGGTATCGGCATCGACGGCACCATTGCCAGCACCACCGACACCACCGTCAAAGACCGCGAACCACGCGATCCAAGCGGCCTGGATGACCGAGGGTACACCTGCACTCAAACCAACTTTGACACCAGTATTCGCTATCAAAAACTGGACCAGTGGGCCAAGTTCAAAGACTTCCAAGCACGCATTCGCGACGCCATCATCAAGGCCCAGGCCCTCAACCGGATCATGATCGGTTGGAACGGCATCAGCCGCGCCGCGACATCCAACCCAACCATCAACAAGCTGCTGCAAGACGTGAACATCGGCTGGCTGCAAAAGATGCGCGAGGAAAACCCTGCCCGGGTCATGACCGAAGTGAAAGACGGCAGCGGCAAAATCGAAATCGGCGCCAACAAAGACTTCGCAAACATCGACGCCCTGGTCGTCAGCATGGTCAACGAATTCATCGAGCCCTGGTACCAGGAAGACACCGAACTGGTGGTGATTTGTGGTCGCCAACTGCTGGCCGACAAATACTTCCCCATCATCAACACCATTCAGGCACCGTCTGAAATGTTGGCCGCCGACATCGTCACCAGTCAAAAGCGCCTCGGCAACCTGCCGGCCGTGCGCGTACCGCACTTCCCGGCCAGCGGCCTCATGGTCACCCGCCTCGACAACCTATCGCTGTACTGGCAGGAAGGCACTCGCCGCCGCACCGTCATAGACAACGCCAAGCGCGACCGCATCGAAAACTTCGAGTCGGTCAACGAAAGCTATGTCATCGAAGACCTGGGCTGCGCCGCCCTGGCCGAAAACATAACCCTGAACTGAGGCGGCCACCATGACCAACCCCTGCCGCCGCCACTTTGAACGCGTCACCGCTGCCGTCGAAGCGGCGGCCACAGACCCCACCCAAACCATGGCCGGCGCCACGGCTTACGAGCATCAGTTAAATCAGTTGCTGCAGGACCGCCTGCGCCTGAAACAGGTCCAGTCCAACCAGGGCAAGGCCGAACTCAAGCGCCAGTTACTACCGAGCTATGAATCCTACGTGCAAGGTGTGCTGGAGGCCGGCAAAGGCGCTCAGGACGAAGTGATGACCACCGTCATGGTCTGGCGCTTCGATGCCGGCGACTTCACCGGTGGCCTCGACATCGCGACCTACGTGCTGAAGTACAAGATGGTCATGCCGGACCGCTTCGCCCGCACCTTGGGTTGTCTGGTCGCCGAAGAGGTCGCCACAGCGGCGTTCAAGGCCCAGAAAATCGGTGAACCGTTCGACCTGGCAATCCTGCATCGCACCGCCGAACTCACCGACGCCGAAGACATGCCCGACCAGGCCCGCGCCAAGCTGTTTCTCGCCATGGGCCGCGCCACGCTGGAAGGCATCACCGAAGAGGCCCCAAGCCAACCCGGCCAGCTCCAGGCCGGCGTGGATCTGCTGAAAAAAGCCATCGCCCTGCACGACGCCTGCGGTGGCAAGAAAGATCTGGAGCGGGCCGAACGCCTGCTCAACAAACTTGCCGGCCCTGCTGGCTAACCGAGCGTCCCCACGCACCCCGCCGGCTCGGGGCGGATCGGCCAGGCCGCTCCCCCTGAACGTGAAGCCCCGACCACCGGCGACCTATTCTGAGTGCTGTTCCATGAGCGGATTTATAGCCGGCGGCACCGTCGCCAGCGGCCTTATCAATACCGATGCATTTTGGCCCCCAATCGACCTGGATCAGTTGCGCGCCACGCTACGGATCGACGCGAGCGTCACCGCGCCACGCCTGGAAACCGCCGCCGTTGCCGCCGCCATCAGCGTCAACCGCGAGCTGAGCGAATGGCGCACCACCCAGCAAGCGGCCGGCCATACGAAACTTGCCGATATGCCCGGCGAGCGTATCAACGGTGTACTTGTCCTGGTGCATCTCTACCGCCGCGCCATAGAGGCTGCGACCGGGGCCGAAGTTTGCGAGCGCTACCGCTCCTATGACTCCACAAACAGCGGCCACCAGAACGCAGAAGAACTCACCCCGAACATCGACGATTACCGTCGCGACTTACGTTGGGCCGTGCGTGATTTTCTCGGCGTCAATCGCACCACAGTGGAGTTGATCTGATGAAGGTCACCGTCCGCGCTCACCAAAACGACACCGTCGATTCCCTTTGCTGGCGTCATTACGGGCGCACCGCTGGCGTGACTGAAGCGGTACTTGAAGCTAATCCCGGCCTGGCCGACTACGGGCCAATTCTGCCCCAGGGCCTGGCCGTACAAATGCCCGAAGCCCAGACGACCGCACCACAGCGGCAGATGGTGAATCTATGGGACTGATGCCCTCTACAAGACCTGGACCTGATGAACAAACCTGAAAGCCTGCGCACTCATCTGCTCGCTACCATTGGCGAACTCAAGCACAACCCCGACCGACTGCTGATCTTCATCGACAACGGCAAAATCCGCTGCACCGCCGCAGCCAGCCTGTCCTTCGAGTACAGCTTTGATCTGCAGGTGATCCTCACCGACTTCGCCGGCCATCCTGACAGCGTTATGTTGCCGGTGCTGGGGTGGTTAAAAGTGAATCAGGCCGATCTGCTCGAAAACTTGAACAAGTCCGCCGAGGGCATTCAGTTCGAAGCCGACGTTCTGGACAACAGCAAGGTGGACCTCAGCCTGACCCTGTCGCTGAGCGAACGCGTGATCGTGGGGAGAGACGCCGACGGCACCACAACTATCCGCCACCCTGGTGAACCTCAGCCCACTGCCGCGTTTCTCGACCCGGCGTGGATACCCAGCGCCCAGAGCCCCAGCAGCGAATGGGTCATACCGAAATGACCAACCGACTAGAAGCGCTGGAAGACTGGGCCTCAGGTCTACTGAGCCAACTTGAACCGGCCGCACGAAGCAAACTCGCCCGCAACATCGGCCAGACACTACGGCGCAGCCAGCAGCAACGAATCACCGCTCAGCGAAACCCAGATGACAGCAAGTTTGCGCCACGAAAGCGAGACAGAATACGTGAAAAAAAAGGCCGATTGAAAAGGAAGAGGCTGATGTTTCAGAAATTACGTACCGCAAGGCTACTAAAAGCCTATGGCAACAGCAGCGTCGTTAGCGTAGGTTTTATTGGACGAGTTGGACGTATAGCTCGAATACATCAATTCGGGTTGAAAGAGCCTGCCGATGGCAGGCGTCCTGAGATAAAGTATAGCCAACGACAGGTCTTGGGTTTTAGGGAGGAAGATTTGGATTTGATTAAGCGCCAATTAATATCAAGCCTCATATCGACATGAGAAACATTCCCACCGACTCCCAAAAAAGCTGAAAGTCACACTGGATTCACTCAAACCGAAATCAGGGAAGGATATAGCAATGGAACATGCTGAAACCTCAGCAGAGATCAATGTAAGAGTTTCAACCGACGACACGGCCAACACGTTCGAAATAATCAAAGTTCAAGATGACAATAAATACTATCCAAGAACACATTACCTACTGATAGAGACCGAACTCAAATCCCATAGCTGGTCCTCTGAGACCGCATCCACTTCCACTTCAAAAATAAAAGTTAGAGCCACATATCTCTATGGAAGTGAAGGCATATACAAAGCGGGGTCCTTGATCAGCGAGATGGGCGGGGAAATGCAATCCTATAAGCAAAGCGTGAGATTGACCAATGGTGCGATCATGGTCAATGACTCAATGCAAGGATTACATGTCGGCACTTACCTTTTCCATAAAATTGTCACTTGGGCAAAACAATTTGACCACTCTTACAACATCGTCCCAATATCAGTTATCGCTGGGGATGCATACAAGGAAAACAAAGACCGAAGAAACAAACTCTACACCAATTCAGGAATAAAATTCTTATGGGATGGTCCTATAGGAATGCAAGGATCATCAGATCCTACGTTAACAGTTTCAGACCTTATCGCCTATGCTAACTGGCCCAACATACAAAAAGACTATGGAATGAGATCTCTTGATACAATGTGGGGAGAATTAGCCACTTTGAGGGAGAAGGTGCGAGGGCTTAAAGCCTCTAAACGCTATTACCGCCTTGAACATAAAACGATAAGATCGCGCCTGAGGTCCATTGCTGGATTTCTGAATATTCCAATATGCATCGGTTGCGTTTTTTTAGGTCTTGCTATTGGAAAATTTTTGGGTTGGCACCAACAATTGTAGCCTCTAGTTCTGCTAGCATATAAAGAATCCTAAAAACCGCAACAAACACTACAACAAACAAAGGCAAGGAGCATAGCATGGCCAAATTCATCTTCGATAAAAAGCTGCCTTTCAAGTCCAAAGAGGGAACAATGAAGCTGCAACGTTTTCTTCTACGACAGGCAGAGGCAAGATACGGCAACAGGGATTCAAACAAAAAAATCAACCAGCCGATTTATGAAGATAAAAATAAGAAATTCGGAGGTAGAGCTCCATTTATACTTAACAGTTTAGACGGAACAAGCGCATCGGCCATTCTAAGCAAAAATGCAGCCAACTATTGGCCAACAGCTCTATATGAACTTGCTCACGAAACAATTCACCTGTTAAATCCAATCAAGGGATACACCAACTACTTAGAAGAAGGTGTCGCAGTAGTATTCTCTTTAGAGGCTATGGAAGAGTACACTAATCACCAACCGCTACCAGAGCCCACCCCACATTACCGCCGTGCATTAGAACTTGTAAAAAAATTGCCAAACGACTTTGATGCGGCCATTCATTCAATACGTGAAAAATGTGGATCCTTAGGGGCTGCCACACCTGAAGATTTACTATTATTATTCCCAACCCTGGACCCAACAATAGCAAAGGAACTTTCCAACACTTGCGACTTCACATAAACAACAAACAGCACTACACCCTTGCGTTTCTTAGAGGCTCCACACAACCAAAGGAAATATTCTATTGAACAGCTTCCACGAAACACTTTACAGTCCAGAATCAGAAAAACTATTCGCCCCTATAATTCCAACCACCACCCAAGCAGCAGATACAATAGTAACAAAACTCAAATCACAAGTTTCGGACCCGCTTTACACCCCCCCTAAAAATCTGACTCTAAAATGGAAAGGCTCTTTTGCTTTTCAAGCAAGCGCAAGTGCGATGGCGACAAACCCGAACGAACACATCATAGAAATTTCCGATGGCGCGTCAATAGCAATCTATAAAGACGCGCTTCTTTTTCCTGAAATGTGCCGCACGCACATACTAGAAAGTCAATATCAAGTGTTATTTTCTTTACTAGACTACGGCAATGGAGCAAACCAAATATTGCCACCAGATCTGACTAAAGAAGACGCGAAAAATGATTTCTTTAGCATGTCACTGGAATGGCTATATTTACACGAACAAGCGCATTTATTTCAGGATCACGGAACGATACTTAGGTCTGAACTTGGAGATGAAAACAACCACTATCAATTTGTCTGGGACGAGTTCAATGCAGACTCTAACGCACCCGTAGTAGGAAGAGAAGCCTGGATACGCCACGCATTTGAGATATCCGCCGACTACGAAGCGACGAATTTACTAATACAGCATGTGCTCACTAAAAACAAAAAACAAGTAACCAAAACCACTCTATGGATGCTCACTTCAGCGCTTACCTGTATATTTCATAGATTTTATGGCAAAGAAAGACCTCTTCATGGAGGAGAGGCCGTTGGCACACACCCGGACCCGGCCTATCGTATGCGATATGCATTTTCAAACGTCATTAACACCCTCAACCACCCTGATGTAAAACCCTATGCCCCATGGGCTTCAACAGCCGAGGACATACGTAAAGTCATGCTACATGCGTTTAATGCGGCCAACATATACATGCAAGTCGCTCATTTTCAGGAGCCCGCATTTCCGCAGTTCATGTCTAGAATGACTGACAATAGCGAAGAATCAAAAAAATATAGAGACACTTTAAAAACAACTTGGAGCGAGTTACACCCAAAGGTGTTAGAAAAACACTTCGGATGGGGACATGAATGCGTGATGACTTTTATCTAGGACTGTCTTACTTACCAATCCCATTTTGAAAAGCTTTTGTAAATGGTCATACTACAACAAACAAAAAATGTATTTTCAGATTCATGGCGCCACCATCAGCGCCATGAACAACCTACCCACCCTCACCCGCCTACTCGAAAACCTCATCCGCTACGGCACCATCGCCGCCGTCCAGATGAAGCCACCACGCGTACGAGTAAAAACCGGAACCCTAACCACCGCCTGGCTACCCTGGATCGCTCTACGCGCTGGTGCCGACCGGGAGTGGAATCCTCCAACAGAAAACGAGCAGGTCCTACTCTTCAGCCCCTCCGGCCAGCTCGCCAACGGCGTCGTCCTAACCGGCCTGTTCGGCGACCACATCCCCGCCAACGGCGACCGCGAAGGCCTGCACCGCTGCACCTACCGCGACGGCACGGTGATTGAGTACGACAGCATCGCCCACCACCTCAACGCCACGCTCACCGATGGCGGCACCACCAACATGGTCAGCACTGGCGGTATCAACATCGTCGGCAACATCACGCACAAGGGCAATTACACCCAGACAGGCAATCAGAAAATCACCGGAAAGGTCACCGTCTCGACGGACGTGATTGCCGCTGGCATCAGCCTGGTGAACCACCCGCACGGCGGCGTCAAGCCGGGCAGCGGCAGAACAGGAAAACCGGAATGAACCGACACACCGGCGCCTCCCTCACCACCGTCGAAAGCATCGCTCAATCCATGAGCGACATCCTCAGCACGCGCATCGGTACCCGGGTCATGCGGCGCGAATACGGCAGCCTGTTGCCCGAGCTGGTAGACCACCCTTTCAACGACATCACCCGCTTGCAGGTGTACGCGGCCACCGTCATGGCGCTGATGCGCTGGGAGCCGCGTATCAGCCTGAGCCGCGTGCAGTTCCAGGGCGCCACGCTGCAAGGTCAATCCTCGTTGGACATCGAGGGCAGCATCGTCGATAGCAACGAACCGCTGAGCCTGAGCGTGCCTCTGAACCTGGGGGGTAGCGCATGAATTCATTCGTCGCGATTGACCTGGGCCGGCTCCCCGCGCCCGAGGTCGTTGAGCAGGTCGATTACGAGCAGATCCTCGCCGAGCGCAAGGCCTACGCCATCAGTCTCTGGCCGGTCGAAGAACAAGCCGAGATCGCTGCACGGCTTGAGCTGGAATCCGAGCCCCTGACCAAACTGCTCCAGGAGAACGCCTACCGCGAGACAGTGTGGCGTCAGCGCGTCAATGAGGCGTCCGTCGCCAACATGCTGGCCCTAGCAAAGGGCAGCGACCTGGAGAACCTGGCCGGCAACTTCAACGTCAAGCGCCTGGTCATTCAGGCCGCCAAGCCCTCGGCCGTGCCACCGGTTCCATTGCTGATGGAAAGCGACGACAGCCTGCGGGAGCGGGCTCAAATGGCATGGGAAGGCCTCAGCACCGCCGGCCCGCGCAACAGCTACATCTTTCATGCGCGCTCTGCCGACGGCCAGGTTGCCGACGCCACTGCCGAGAGTCCCGCCCCGGCCGAGGCGGTAGTGACCGTGCAATCGATCCTGGGTGACGGCACCGCCTCGCCCGCGCTGCTGGCAAAGGTCAATGCCTACCTCAGCGACGACGACCGCCGCCCTGTCGCGGATCGGCTCACCGTGCAAAGCGCCCAGGTCATCAACTACCAGGTCAAAGCCAAGCTGTTTCTTTCGACGTCGGGCCCTGAGAGCGAGTTGATCCTTGCGGCGGCCAATGCGCAGTTGCTTGCCTTCGTGCACCAACGGCGGCGGCTGGGCTTGGAAGTTTCGGAATCGATTATCCACGCCTCGCTGCACGTCGAGGGTGTGCGCAAGGTCGGGCTGGAGAACTGGGCGGACATCGTTGCCACGAAGTACCAGGCCCCGTACTGCACGGCCATCGACTTGGCGTTGGGGGTTGAATGATGGAAGACGCGCCCCTGCTCCCCAGCAATTCGACGCCGTTGGAGCGCCAAGCGGCGCAGGCGCTGGCCCAGATCCAACGAGTGCCGATTCCGTTGCGCACGCTGTACAACCCGGACCTATGCCCGTTGTCCCTGCTGCCTTATCTGGCCTGGACCTTTTCAGTGGATCGCTGGGACAGCAAGTGGTCCGAAGCGGCCAAGCGCGCCGCCATCCGTAGCGCGTATTACATCCACTCGCGCAAAGGCACCATCGGGTCACTGCGCCGCGTTGTTGAACCGCTCGGCTATCGGATCGAGATCATCGAGTGGTGGCAGACCGTTCCGGTCGGCCCTCGCGCCACCTTCAAGCTCAAGGTCGGCGTGCTCGACACCGGTATTACCGAAGAGATGTACCAGGAACTGACCTGGCTGATCGACGACGCCAAGCCCCTGACACGCCATCTCACCGGGCTCGCCATCAGCCTGGAAACCACCGGCATTGTTCATATCGGCGCCTGCCTCACCGAGGGCGACGAGATTGATATCTACCCACCTACACAGCGAGACATCGAAGTCACGGGCTACATCCACCAGGGCGGCCGTGAACACCAGATCGACACCATGGACATCTACCCATGACAGACCTAAACAGCCAGTTTTTCGCCATCCTCACCGCCATCGGCAAGGCCAAGCAGGCCAACGCGGACGCTTTGGGCGTTGCGTGGACCTTCGCGCAGATGGGAGTGGGCGACGCCAATGGCACCGATCCCATCCCCAGCGAGCAGCAGACACGCTTGATCAATGAGCGCCGCCGTGCCCCGCTGAATCAGTTGAAGGTTGACCCAGCCAACCCCAACATCATCATCGCCGAGCAGGTCATCCCTGAGCACGTCGGTGGCTGGTGGATTCGTGAAGTCGGCTTGTATGACGCCGATGGTGACCTGGTCGCGGTGGCGAACTGCGCGCCAAGCTTCAAGCCGTTGCTGACTCAAGGATCGGGCCGCACGCAGGTGGTGCGGATGAACCTCATCGTCAGCAACACCGCCAACGTCGAGCTGAAGATCGACCCGTCCGTTGTGCTGGCGACCCGTCAATACGTTGATATGAACGTTCAGGACATCACCCACGGCTTCGCTCGCTTGCTGTCGCCGACCTTTACTGGCAAGCCCAAGGCCCCGACGCCCGCCCAGCACGACAACACAAAAGCCTTGGCGACCACTGAGTTTGTCCAACGCGGCATGGGCAACTATCGAGGGTTCATCAACGCCACCGGCTCATTGACCCTGACCGCTGCCAGTATCGGGGCGGTGGTGAGCTGCATTGGCACATTCACGGTGACGCTCCCCCCGGCCGCTGATAGCCGTAGCGGCTCAACCGTCCACGTTCGAAATATTGGAAGTGGCACCATCACCGTCGCTTGTGCTGGGGCCGATACGATTAACGCCGGCTCCGGCCAGGTCACTAGCATGGTTCTTGAGCCCGGAACGAACCTTGAATTGATCGGCAACGGCGCTTCGAGTTGGTGGGCTTCTGGGTCTGCCCAGCTGGGATACTCCGATATTTTCAGTGGACAGTACTCGCCCGCTGGTTTTCAAAAATGGCCGAACCGTTTTATCGAGCAATGGATGCAAGTCACCTTGTCGGCCTCTGGTACCAGCACAATCACCTATCCACAAACGCTATCGGCGGTTTATGGGATTCACCCCGTGGTGATTTTCGGTGGGGCCCACTATGGCGTGTCGGTTGACGGTACTCCCGGGTTGTCCTCGTGCGGACTGAGAGCGAGCGCAGCGGTACCGCTGCACGTATTTGTCCGAATCATTGGGAAGCGTTAACCATGCCTTACTACATCGCTGATATTCGTGGATTCGATCATTCTGAAATTCCGCCAGCTGGATCGGTGTTCATTTCCGATGAGGACTTTCAAGCCTTGTTCAGGGACGTGGCGAGTCGCCCTGGCGTCTCGATCGTCCCTAACCGACAAGGTTATCCGGTGTTGCAGGATGCACCTGAGCCGACGCCGGCAGAGCTGGCCGCTGCGGCTTTGGTTCGTCGTGACGAACGGCTGGCCCAGGCAGCATTGCGAATAGCGCCGCTACAGGATGCGGTCGATACCGATCAAGCCTTTAAAGCAGAGGTACAGCAATTGAGGTTGTGGAAGAACTACCGGGTTGATCTCAATCGGATCGATCAGCAGGACGGTTTCCCTACTTCGGTTGCCTGGCCCATTGAGCCCGCGTCCAGCGAAAGCTGACGTTGGCCTGCCTGGGCAGGCTCGATTCTTTCCAACGGCAGGCAAAGAGCCTACAGCCACATACCCGGTTACACCGGATGCTGGCCTAGAGGCTACATCGCCTTGCGCCTTTGCCTACAACTAAGCCAGAATCCGCCCGCTTGTGCGGCTTGGTCCATACCGGTAGCTTGGTTTCCGTCACTGCTCATCAGTGATCGGGTTTAGCGACCCGAATCGGTATGGATGCAACAGCGCTCCTGATTTCATTGCGGATACTCATGTCTGCAATCGTTGCAATGGCGGCTGTACGCGGGAGACCTTCGGGTCTGCCGGGCTCCTGTACCCCCGGTTCGCTAACCTGCGTCCAGCTGCCACCCTTACTTGCTTAGCGACAAGTCATGGTGGCCCAATCAGGTCAGGAGATTCACCATGTTCAAGGTTACACCCAATCCTCCGGAATCAGATCCCACCTCTGCCTACTCAAGCCTCGACCCGGAAAAATTCCACGAAGCCACTGAGCGGGCGCTTGATTATTATTTGAAGCCAGAACAGACCAAACCCAAGAAAGAACCGGAAGCGGATCAGCTCTTCACTGTCGTCGAGAGCGTCGACACTGAAAGCCTGCTCGCCAACCTCAGTGAAAACCTGGCGTCCGCCAATGCCATGATCAGCGACCTGGCATTCGATCTCGAAGGTTCTCGCCGGCATGTTGCGATGGGTATCCAGCAAGTCATTGAAGTGAGTGAACTGCTGGCAAATCGTGCGCTGGATATCGTCGATCCGCGTTAGCAATGGGGCCGTGACCGAAAGGGCTAACCGGCGCTTGTAGCCCCCCTGCCTACAAGGCCGTCGGCTCGCCCAATCGGTGTAAGCGCGGCAGCCTGTGCAGTGTCATTTCCAACACTGCACAGGCACCCCATGACCGATTATCTCCATGGCGTGCGGGTCATCGAACTCAACGACGGCACCCGCCCCATTCGCTCCATCCCCACCGCTGTCATCGGCATGGTCTGCACGGCCGACGACGCCGATGCGGCCGCGTTCCCCTTCGACACGCCAGTCCTGCTAACCAACGTTCAAACCGCCATCGGCAAAGCCGGTACCACGGGCACCCTGGCGTCCAGCCTGCAGGCCATCGCGGACCAGACCCGGCCCTATACCATCGTCGTGCGCGTGAAGGAAGGCGCCACCGAGGAAGACACCACCAGCGCCCTGATCGGTACCACCACAGCCGACGGTAAATACACCGGCATGAAAGCCCTGCTCGCTGCCAAGGCCCGCGTTGGCATGGTGCCGCGCATCCTGGGTGTGCCAGGTCTCGACAGTCTGCCGGTCGCCACCGCCCTGGTGTCCATCGCGCAGCAGGTACGCGGCTTCGCCTACGTCAGCGCCTGGGGCTGCAAAACCAAGGAAGAGGTAGTCGCTTACCGGGCCAACTTCGGCGCCCGTGAAGCGATGGTCATCTGGCCCGAATTCCAGAATTGGAACACCGTCACCAACGCCACGATGACCGCCTCGGCGGTGGCCCGCGCCTTGGGTCTGCGCGCCAAAATCGATCAGGAAGTCGGCTGGCACAAGACGCTGTCCAACGTCGCGGTCAACGGCGTCACCGGCATCAGCGCCGATGTGTTCTGGGATCTGCAGAACCCCGCCACCGACGCCAACTACCTCAACAGCCACGACGTGACCACGCTCATCAACGAGGGCGGCTTTCGCTTCTGGGGCAGTCGCACCACCAGCGCGGACCCGCTGTTCGCTTTCGAGCATTACACCCGTACCGCGCAGATCCTCGCGGACACCATGGCCGAAGCTCATATGTGGGCGGTGGACAAGCCGCTGCACGCCTCCCTGGTGCGGGACATCATCGAAGGGGTCAATGCCAAGTTCCGCGAAATGATCAGCGCGGGCTATTTGATCGGTGGCAAATGCTGGTACCCAGACGACGCCAACGACAAAGACACCCTCAAGGCCGGCAAGCTGTTCCTGGACTACGACTACACCCCTGTGCCACCGCTGGAAGACCTCACGCTGCGCCAGCGCATCACCGACCGCTACCTGATCGACTTCGCCAGCAAGATCAATAGCTGACCCCCGCCCCTGCGCTCCGGAGAACCTGACATGGCCATGCCCCGCAAACTCAAAAACCTCAACCTGTTCAACGACGCCAACAGCTACCTGGGCGTGGTCAAGTCCGTCACCCTGCCGCCGCTCGGCCGCAAGATGGAGGGCTATCGCGGCGGCGGCATGAACGGCCCGGTCAAGGCTGATCTCGGCATCTCCGACGACGGTATCCAGTTCGTCTGGAAGACCGGTGGGCTGGACCTGATCGTTCTCAGGCAGTTCGGCGCAGTCAACGCCTCGGGTATCGCGTTGCGTTTTTCCGGCGCCTTTCAACAGGACGACACCGAAGCCATAAGCGCGGTCGAGGTGGTGATGCGCGGTCGTCACGAATCCATCGAGATGGGTGAAGCCCAGCCCGGGGAAGACACCGAACACAGCATCACCACCACCTGCACCTACTACAGATTGATCGTCGACAACGAAGACATCATCGAAATCGACCTGCTCAACTTCATCGAAATCGTGGATGGCGTGGACCTGCTGGACAAGCAGCGCAAAGCCATCGGCATCTGACCCATCCCACCCTCCGGAGCCTGTTGTGAACACACAAGACAATCTCGAAACCCTGCCGCCCCAAGACGACAACACCGTGCAACTGGACACCCCGATCATCCGGGGCAAGACCGTCATCGACAGCATCACCCTGCGCAAACCGCAATCCGGCGAGCTGCGCGGTGTGCAACTAGTGGACCTGCTGAATATGGACGTTGCCACTTTGTTCAAGATCCTGCCGCGCATCAGCCAGCCCAGTATCACCGCACCGGAAGCCGCCAACTTGGACCCGGCCGACTTGTTCACCTGCGGCACCAAGATCGCCGGTTTTTTATTGCAGAAAGCGGCGAAGCCCGATGCCTGCCTCGTTGCGTAGAAGACGCCATGGCCGACCTGGCTGTGGTTTTTCACTGGGCGCCAGCTGACATGGACATGCTGGGTCTGCAAGAACTCATGGAATGGCGCGAGCGCGCCCGTGTGCGGAGTTCCACCGATGGCGAATGACTTGAAACTGCGTGTGCTGCTCGATGCCATCGACAAAGCCAGTGGCCCGCTGAAGGCCATCGACAAAAGCAGCATCGCCACCGCTCGCGCCTTGAAAGAAACCCGCGACCGCCTCAAGGCCCTCAACGCGCAGCAGCAAGATGTCAGTGCCTGGCGTGCTCAACGCTCGGCCGCACTGCGCACCGAACAGGCGCTCAACGCAGCGCGGGAAAAGGTCAAAACACTCAGCCAACAATTCGCCGCCACCGGGGCGCCGACCCGTGCCATGACCCAGCACTTTCAGAAGGCTGTCCGAGCCGCTCAGGCGCTCAAGCAACAGCATCAAAAACAAAACGAACAGCTCCAGACACTGCGCACCCGAATGTCCGCTGCCGGCATCAGCACCCAACATCTGGCCCGCGATGAACGCCATCTGCGGCGACAGATCAGCAGCACCACCGCCAGCCTAAGCGTCCAACAAAAACAACTCGCCGCCTTGACGGAACAACGCCGACGCCTCAACGCTGCGCGGAGCTCGATGGACGGCTCTCGACGCACCGCTGGCGAGCTGGCCGCCAAGGGGGCTGTTGCGACGGCGGGCGGTGGTTCGGTGTTGTATGCAGGGGCACGATTGCTGTCGCCGGGCATCGACTTTGATGCCAGCATGAGCCAGGTGCAGGCCATCACTCGACTCGAGGAACAGGCCGACGCGCTCAAAGCCTTGCGCGCCCAGGCACGTCAGCTGGGCGGTGCAACCCAATTCACGGCGGGTCAGGCCGCCGATGCACAGGGCTATCTTGGTATGGCAGGTTTTGAGCCCCACGCCATCCAGACCGCGATGCCCGGCATGCTCAATCTCGCGGCAGCCGGCGGCACTGAGTTGGCCCAAACGGCCGACATTGCTTCGAATATTCTTTCCGGGCTGGGGCTAACAGCCGATGAAATGGATCGTTTGGGCGACGTATTGGTGGGCACGTTCACCCGCTCCAATACCACCTTGCAAATGCTGGGCGACACCATGAAATACGCCGCGCCTATGGCGAAAACCTACGGCGTGGAACTGGAAGTGGCCGCGGCGATGGCCGGTAAGCTTGGCGATGCTGGGCTACAAGGCAGCATGGGCGGCACGGCGCTCAGTTCGATCATGAACCGCTTGGCCGCACCGCCCAAAGGCGCGGAAAAGGCTCTGAAGCGATTGAACATCGCCACGGCCGACGCCGTTGGCAATCTGCGCCCGCTGCCGGATTTGCTGAAGGAGATCCACGACAAAACCCGCGCCTTGGGTACTGCCGAGAAAGGCGGCCTTCTCAAAGCCATTGCCGGTGAAGAGGCGGTAAAAGGCATGGCTCAACTGGTCGAACAAGCCGGCACCGGGCAACTACAAGCGCTCATCGCCAGCCTGCGCCAAAGCCGGGGCGAAGCCGCTCGTACGGCAAAGGTCATGGCGGACAATCTCAAAGGTGACCTGATTACCCTCAGCAGTGCCTGGCAAGACTTGGGCATCGAGCTGCAAGACCAGCAGAACGGCCCATTGAGGGAGCTGGTTCAGTCCGTGACGGGACTTGTTCGAAGCATCAAAAGCTGGACCCGGGAGAATCCAAAACTGGCGGCTGGGCTGGTGAAAGCTGTGGCCGTCATGGCCGCGCTGGCTGTCGCTGTTGGCGGTTTGATGTTGGCCCTGGCGAGTGTGCTGCTTCCGTTCGCGGCGTTACGTTTTTTCCTGATGCTGCTGGGCTTTCGCTTGCCAGGATTGATTGGCCTGCTGACAACGCTGGGCCGTACCGTGCTGCCCTTCCTCGCCAAAGGTTTGTGGATGATCGGGCGCGCTTTGATGCTCAACCCCATTGGCTTGACCATCACCGCCATCGCCGGCGCGGCCTACCTGTTGTATCAGCACTGGGACGCCGTAACGGCTTACTTGCTTGGCGCTTGGGACGAGATCCGAAGTGGCTTTGATGATGGGCTGGGCGGCATCTTGAGAGTGCTCGCAGACTTCAGTCCGGTTGGGCTGATCTATCAAGCTTTCGCCGCGGTGTTGAAGTACTTGGGCGTCGATTTGCCCAATCGCTTCACCGCCTTTGGTGGGCTGATGATTGATGGCCTGGTTAAAGGATTGACCGCCGGCATCGGCAAGCTCAAGGAGGTGGTCGATCGGCTTGGCACCCGAACGATTGATGCCTTCAAGGAAACCCTCGGCATCCACAGCCCCTCGCGAGTGTTTGCCGAGCTGGGCGGCTTCACCATGGACGGTCTCATCCAGGGCCTAACACGGCGCACCGACGATCCCGTGCGCACCATGACGGTTTTAAGCCAACGGCTCATCGAGGCCGGTGGACGCTTGGCGTCCTTTGATTCGTTGACGATTGATCATCGCGCCCCGATCAGCCCTCGGCCCGCCCAGCACATAGACAGTCACGACACCTACGCCATTCACATCCACGCAGCGCCCGGCATGAACGCCGATGCGGTCGCCCGGGCGGTGCGTGTCGAGCTGACGCGGCATCAACACGAGCAAGCCGCTCGACGCCGCAGCCGCCTTGCGGACCTGGAGTAACCGACCATGATGCTTGCCTTGGGCATGTTCGTCTTCAGCCTTTCCACCGCGGCCTATCAGGCACTGCAACGTCAAACCGAATGGCGCCACGCCAGCAATCCGCGCGTTGGCGCTGCTCCGGCTCGGCAGTTTGTCGGGCGCGGTGACGACACCATCACCCTGCCCGGCATCATCCTGCCGGAGCTGGCCGGCAGCGCACTGAGCCTCGACGCCCTGCGCCTGATGGCAAACACCGGTAAGGCCTGGCCGATGGTTGAAGGCAGCGGTCGAATCTATGGCTTGTGGATTATCGAGAGCCTGAACGAAACCAAAACCCTGTTCTTCCGTGACGGCACGCCACGGCGTATCGAATTCACGCTCAGCCTCAAGCGCATCGATGACGACCGCATTGACCTGCTCGGCGCAGCCACCCGTGTGGGCGTCAGTATCATGAGGGCGCTACTGTGATCGACGCGGCGCTGTCCAAGGTCACCGGATACATCGACGGCTTAGTCGAAGGCTATCGCCGCGATGCCGCTTACCCCGTGCCGGCGTTTCGCATCACTGTCGATGGAAAGGACATCGCCCAGTTGATCAGCCCGCGCCTAATGAACCTGGACCTGACCGACAATCGCGGCATCGAGGCCGACCAGCTCAGCATCACCCTCAGCGATCATGACGGGCTGCTGACTATTCCGCCGAAAGGTGCAGTGATCCGCCTGTGGCTGGGCTGGAGCGACACTGGCCTGGTGGACAAGGGCAGCTACACGGTCGATGAAATCGAACACAGCGGCGCGCCGGACGTGCTGAACATTCGCGCCCGTTCCGCGGACCTGCGCAAGGGTTTCAAAGCCAAGCGCGAGCGCAGCTGGAGCAATACCACGCTCGGCGCGGTGCTGGGCGATATCGCCTTGGGCAACGGCCTGACCACTAACATCGCCGACGCCTTGGCCGGGTTGCCCATCCTGCAGCTGGACCAGGCCAACGAATCTGACGCCAACCTGGTCAGTCGCATCGGCGAAGAGTTCGACGCCGTCGTCACCGTCAAGGCGGGGTGTCTACTGTGCCTGCCGGCTGGCGGCGGCAAGACCGCCAGCGGCGCCGACCTGCCGCACATCATCCTCACCCGCGCCGACGGCGACCAACATCGCTACCTGGAGGCTGATCGCGACAGCTACGACGGGGTGCGAGCGTACTTCTACGACGTGAACAGCGCGAAGAAACTGGAAGCCATTGCCGGCGGTGGCGACTACCTCAAAGACCTGCGCCACACCTACAGCGACCGTCAATCAGCTTTGCGCGCCGCTCGTGCTGAATTCAATCGGTTACAGCGCGGTAGCGCGACGCTCAGCTACACCCTCGCCCGGGGGCGGCCTGACCTGATTCCCGAATTGACCTACACGCTGCAGGGCGTGAAGCCGGAGATCGACGCGATCATCTGGTACGGCGGCAACGTGCTGCACAGCCTCAATGCAGACAACGGCTACACGGTCGACCTGGTGCTGGAAAGCAAGCTGCCCGAGGATAGGGTTGAGGATCAGGCTGAAGAGAACAAAGGCGACTTCACCGGGGTAATTGCTCACTACCGTGACAGGAGGACCGGGAAGGAAAAGACAGTGTCGATCGGTGATCAGAGCAGGCCTAAGCGACTGCGGTGGTTGTACGCCACGGAGAAATCGGCCAAGCGAGCGATTGACCGGGAGTGGCGACAAATGCAGACAGAGACGCCATGACCGGGGCACGGAAAAACGATTACGAATAACTCAAGGACGATTGCATGCAGGACATACGTTGCGGCCATTGCTGTCGCAAGCTGGCCGCCGCCAGCGGCTTCCAGGAACTACAGATCAAATGTCCGCGTTGCCGGACGCTCAACCATTTGAAGGCCCAGAGCCTCCCCTCAGTGTGCCGCGAGCATCCAGAACAACGAGTTCATGAATGCAGCAACCCACTATCGGAAGCCTGTTCGCAGGCATAGGAGGCTTTGATGTCGGATTTGAAAACGCCGGATACCGCAGCGCCTGGCAAGTTGAACTCAACCCCATCAACCGGGCTGTGCTTGCCGATCGATTTCCCCATGCACAGCAATTTGAAGACGTGCGTCAGTGCGGCGCCCATAACCTCAGCCCGGTCGACGTGCTCACCGCCGGCTTCCCCTGCCAGGACATCAGCCTTGCAGGAAACCGAGAAGGCAACCACGCCTCCCGAGGACTACGGGGCGAGCGCAGCGGCTTGTTCTGGGAAGTCATACGTATCCTCAAAGAGATACAACCTGGCTGGGTGGTGCTTGAGAACGTCGTTAACCTGCTCGCTGTCAACGATAGCCAAGACTTTGAGACAGTCGTCAGGGCCCTTGCGGACTGCGGGTATGTGGGATTTTGGCGAGTGCTTAATGCTCAATATTTCGGAGTCCCCCAGCAACGTCGTCGAATATTCCTGGTCGCCGGTTATCGACGAATGCCCCCCTTCGAGTTCCTGGCTGACGCCGCGCCAGTGGACGCAATACCTCCAGCGGCTCGCTCGATCCAATGGCCTCGGCCCGCGGATGCCTGGGCTGCCAATACTCTATTGGCAAACAAAGCCGGCTCCCAGATCGCTATGGGCTGTACCACTTTCGTCGCTCACCCGAACGGATGGGATCAGATGGTTGAGCGGCAGCGAGCGGCTGAAGATGATGGGTTTTGCCTCGGACTGGATGCGGCCAACCTTGCGGAGGCTTTCAGTGCCGGAAACGCCGTTGTTACGCAGGTCGCGGAGTGGGTTGGGCGGGGGTTGAGGGCGCATAGACCGGGCCCTGACGATTCCAACGACTAACGGCTGATGTCACCCACAGTTACCATCGCACCCTGGGCACGCATGGTATCGAGCACACGCTCCAGCTCGGCCTCAGAAAGAGCAAGCAGCGCCGCCAAGTAAAAATGCATATGCACACCCAAGGTACGCGGCGCGGCGCCGCCGGTGTACTTACGCCACTGTCCGCCCTGAGCCAGACCAGCCAGCTCAGCCATTTGTTGGCTGGTATAGCCGAGGTCGATTTTCAGGCGCGCCAAAGCGTCCGCGGACGGCGGACTGTACTGCTCGATTATTTTCATGGGGGCTCGATGCTGAAAGGCCCCGCGATTGCGAGGCCTGGTCCGGTTAGACGTATTTGATCAGCAGCGTGGTGACGGTGGCCACCGTGCCGATCAAGCCGGTGGCGACCGCGACTGGGTACCAGAACGTTTCGCGGGTCATCTTGCCCGCTTCGGCGTTGAGCTTTTTGGTCTCGGCCATCAATTTAGCAATTTCGACGTGGACCTTTTCCAGTTCTGCGCCGCTCATACTGAATTCCTGCATGGTGTTCATCCTTTCGGGTCACGGGTCGCGCTTTGTGCGCTGCCCTGAGACTCATGTTGTACCCTTAGGGTACAGTCCGCAAGCTTTCTCATGTTTCTGAGTATAACCATTTGAAACCCTCGCAGCTTGATACCACGACCAATTGCCAATCGCCCACCTCAAGCCTACGCCATGAAAGCCAGTACAGGGACGATCTCTTGCGGAACGCGACCAGTCAGCACCAGGAAGCGGCGCCAAACACCATAAGGCGGGGCCTTACTGCCATCCTTGAAGGCTCTTACACGGCGATCCGAAGACAACCCTAACAGGGCCGCCAGCTTTGCATCGGTGTTGTATGCAGGAAAATGCGCCTGGAAGTGTCGGAAGTAGGCACCGGTCAGATCCCGGTGCGGTGGCTCCCATCCCTCTTGCTCGGTCAGAAGGTGGGTTCGCGGGTACTGGCTTTCGTCCACCTCGGTTTGCCCAGGCAGTTTCGGTGCCTTCAGGTTGGCTTGGAGCTGCGTAATGCCCGCCTTCGTCGCCGCTTCGAACACAAAAGCCTGCTGTTCGGTAATGCTCGGTAGATCGATGTTCATAAACCAATTCCTTAAGCGCCTGTGAAGCGTCAGGGGCCTTACGGCCCCCTTTGCTACCGTGGCGACAGCTCGATACGTCGAACGTCTGAAACACGGATATTGACCAAGCTCAACGTCCCGGTGGCTACCCTTTGCCAGTCGCCGCGCTGGTGAATCGCTGCGAGACAGTAGAACAGGTAATCCGGTAACAACAGATCAGTTCGTTCCACCCGTAACCCGATGTGCTCGGGGTTGTAGCTTCGGGTGGGCTCGCCGCACCGTTGTATTGAGCCCCGCCGTACGATCCAGAAATGTGCCTCGGGAAAGCGCGTGCGGATGGTCGCTACCTCAGAAAGTTTCATCTCGTTCTCCGCCGGCGGCATGGCTAGCCCCCTCAGAGTCGAGTGGCTTTCTGCATGCCACCAACGGAATCGATACTAGGCTCTTTGAGCCTATCTGTACAGCTTTATTTAGGCTCATCGAGCCTAACCGAAAACGCAATTCGCGCTTTCACGCCCAAACCTCGCTGCAGGATCCGGCGTGATGGGGTGAAAGATCCGCTTAGCTTTGACTCTCTGAACTTAGAGCAACGTTCAAATCCGAAGTTTTGATGGCTTTATAAAGTATTCATCGCAACTGTATTGATATCGGACAACAGCAACTTTCCATGGTCGCTAGGACATAATGTCCTAGTCGACACGCAGTTCTACCGAAGCGCCACATACCGCTCGTCGGATTTTTTTGAGAACTCTTGGATTTATGCATTTGCACATCGCTTACCCCCCATGTCGCAAAACGGAGCATTTGGATAAGGCCAAACCCGCTGTTTGTCGAGATATCTCCCTGTCGGTCGCGCATTTGGGTTCTCCAGACACAACGAAGCCCGCGCAATGGCGGGCCTCGGGGCAGATTTTTCAGGTTGATTCCCGGAGGAATTCCTGTGGTAATCTCGCTTCAACCACTTACAGCCTTGCTTTTTGTTTCTCGCAATTCAGAGGGTATGGCCAAGTGACGAAACCGTCAACAGCGTGCGAGTGGTAAAAATACCATTAGACACGTTAATTTATTAGCTAAGTGTTTTACTTATCCGATAGAAAATATGGTTTTGATCATTACGTAGGTGGGATATGCATGGACCGTTAATATGGCGTTTCATGTCTCGCCAGAGCTTTGGAGTATTCCGAATGAAATCTTTCATTGGCCGATACCTTCCTGAAGAACTAATCCGACTGTTGCAGACTGCTTATTGGTCAATGCGACTGATTAGAATCCTTCAGCAGCTGTAACGCTTTAAAACGCTGGGGCCAATGGCCCCAGCGTTCGTTTCGGCAATCAGCTCACTCAATTGCACCTGACGGTCCATAACTGGTCGAGCTTCGTTGTAAAGCTCTGACTCATCATCTCTCGCCTCATCCCCCACTCCGGACTGGACGGCACGCTAGCAGTACGCAACGTCCCACGCCCCCACCGCTCGTTGATTTCATCCAAAACTCCCATCACCTTCTCAGCAATCAACGGTTGAGACTGAGCGAACAAGTCGTCCGTAAATTCACCAGACTGGCGCAAATCCATCAGCAGGATCTCAGCCTTGCTGTATTTGAATCCCGACATGAACAGACGATTCACCGCCTCGGTCGCCGCCTTCGTCAGCAATCGCACATCGTTGGTCGGGTAAGGCAGTTCGACCAAGGCCCCGTTGGCGTACTTCGCCTCTTCTGGGTTGAACATACCGGTGCGGATGCTGACGCGAATCTTCTTGCACAACGAGTTTTGCGCTCGCAGCTTTTCCGCTGCCCGGTGAACGTAGGTGGCCACCGCTTCCTTGATCGGCTCTATGGTCGTCAGGCGCTTGCCGAACATGCGGCTACTGCAGATCTCCTGCTTGGGCGGATCAGCCTCGGAAAGCTCCAGGCACGGGGTGCCGGCCAGCTCGCGGGCGGTCTTCTCGATCACCACGCTGAATTTCTGCCGGAGCATCCAGGGGTCGGCTTTCGCCAGGTCCATGGCCGTCTTGATGCCCAGGCCTTCTAGGTGGACCTTCATTCGGCGGCCTACGCCCCATACCTCGCTCACGGCGGTGTTGCGCAGCACCCAGTCACGCTTGACCTGGTCGCAGATATCCACGACGCCACCGGTGTGGGCCTGAAGGCGTTTGGCGGTGTGGTTGGCGAGCTTGGCCAGGGTCTTTGTGGGAGCGATGCCGACGCCCACCGGAATGCCGGTGCGCTTGTGAACCGCGGCGCGAATAGTGCGACCGAACGCCGTCAGATCGCCGCGAATACCTGTCAGGTCGGCAAAGGCCTCGTCGATGCTGTACACCTCCACGGCAGGCACCATCGATTCGATGATGGTCATCACCCGCTCGCTCATGTCGCCGTATAGAGCGTAATTACTGCTGAACACCTGGACACCGTTGCGGCGCAGCACGTCCTTTATCTGGAAGTACGGCACGCCCATCTTCACAAAGGGCTTCGCGTCGTAGCTGCGTGCAATGACGCAGCCGTCGTTGTTGCTCAGCACTACGATGGGGATCTTCGCCAGGTCCGGCCGGAAGACGCGCTCGCAACTGGCGTAGAAGCTGTTGCAGTCGATCAGCGCAAAGACTTGTTCACGGTTTGCCATGGTCACGCACGCTGTAGGTCACCACACCCCAGATAATCAGCTCGTCGCCCTCCATCACGTAGCGCGGCGGGTACTTGCTGTTCGCCGATAACAGAATGATTGTGTTGTCACGCATGTGCAGGCGCTTGCAGATGGGTTCCGAGTTCAGCCCGGCGATAACGATGTCGCCGTGCTCGGCCGTCAGGCTGCGATTGACGACCACCAGGTCCCCGCAAAATATGCCAGCGCCCTGCATGCTCTCGCCCTCGATCTTTGCCAGGTAGACATGCGGGGCACGGATCTCGAACAGCTCGTCCAGAGAGATGTGCTTTTCAATATGGTCGGCTGCCGGCGAAGGGAAACCCGCAGGAATCTGGAACGAGTACAGCGGGAGCTTTTCGCCCCCTTCCAACAGCGGGCCAAGGATGGTGACACTCATGACGCGAACTCAACGTAAGTTACTGTATGTGCATACAGTAAACTCGGCGTTGTACAGGCGGTCAATTGGTGTATAGGAAATTTCGACGGGTGACACTATGTGTGGACGCTATTCGATTTACGAGCCGATCGATCACTACCTGAGAGAGCTTGGCTCACAGCAACTGGTGATCAACGGCTATGACCTTTGGGCCATTGATCGGTACAACGTGGCGCCCACGACTCGTGTGGAAATCATCCGGCCGGCGGACGGTGGGTTGAGCATCGATAAGGTGCGGTGGGGATGGTCGCCGTTCTGGGCGAAGGGCAAGAGACCGGACCCTATCAACGCTCGAGTGGAAACGGTCACCACCGGGAAATTCTTCAAGCAGCTTTGGCCGAACGGCCGAGCTATCGCGCCTGCCAATGGCTGGTTTGAGTGGGTCAAGGATCCGGACGATCCCAAGAAAAAGCAGCCTTACTTCATTCGCCTGAAAAGCCAGGCGCCGATGTTCTTCGGCGCCCTGGCCCAGGTGACGCCTGGACTTGAGCCGAATGACCAGGACGGGTACGTCATCGTCACAGCTGCCAGCGATCAGGGAATGGTTGATATTCATGATCGGCGTCCGCTGGTGCTCGCTCCTTCAATGGCTCGGGAATGGCTCGATCCTGAGCTGGACGCGGTCAGGGCTGAAGAGATCGCCAAGACCGCGTGTCGACCGACTGAGGACTTCGAATGGTTTCGGGTTGGCAAAGAGGTGGGGAATGTCCGCAACCAAGGGCCGCAACTAATCCTTCCGCTGGATGATTTGTTTTGACCGCTTGGCAGAATTCGGGCAAGCCAACAAAAAGGCCAGAGAAGTTGGGGACTTAGAACGCTCCCCAACAGATTGTTTATCGATGGCCTACGTTTATTTGGCGTCTTCCCCCTCCAGCCGCTTCTTCAAGGCGTCTTTTGCAATGGGTCCGAGAGCGTCTGTCACAGCTTTAATTTCGGCTTTACTCTTGGCATTTTTACCCGACAGGGTTCCTGTCTCCACCACGGCGAACTTCAAATAGAGATCGCTAGCTGTTGGGAAGGCCATTGGCTTAGTAAGGGTCAGCCCACTCATCTCGTAGTTGCCTTCTCCATCCTTCACCGCTCTTCCGACAGCCTTGTACATTTGGACGGGCTTCTTGACCGAATCACCTACGTCAATCCCGGATACACTTATTGCGTCAGGTGACGCGTCCTTCAAGGTGCCATCATCAAAATACGACACGACGCCCGCCACAGACAGGCCAATCTTGCCTTTTCCATTACCCTCATCCTTGGTCAAAGCAGCGCTCGATTTTGACGCTACAAGGAGTGGCGCGAACTGAACGGCTGAAAGGCCATCCTTGCCAGGATTAAACGAGTCAACACTGAGCAGAATTGCCATCTGCGGGTCGTAGCTGACCTTTTTGTCCAGTCCGACTATAGGCCTATATCGAACGAGCGCTACACACTTCGCACTCGTCAGCATCGTACCGTTCGTGGTCCAAGTAGCGGTCCAGGTGCTACTCGATTGCTCTTGAATTTTGTCGACCTTGTTATTCACGGCCTCAACAGCCAGATCCCAAGCTACCCCGCCGAGAGCTGAAAGTGCAGCAGCTCCCACCGGTCCAATATCCAATGGATCGAACTCGCCTTTTCTAAAGCAATAATCCTTGAACTCCTCGGTGAGCTCGTTTTTTTCAAACAAGTTCGACCATTGCTTTGGATCAGTAAGCGAAGTAACCATGCTCCAACTTCCTTCGGAGCTGGAAGGTTCAATTTTGGAGGAGGTAATAATTGACCAAGATTCACAACCGCCTAAAACTAAACAAGCAACGGCGATCCCTACGTTATTTAATCGTCGCATTATCGTGGCACTCCGTATTCTCGCATCGGACAAGCATGGCAATATGCCACGGGAAAACTTTGTATAGCTCAGGGAAGCCATCTTGGCAAATAACCTTAAAAAAGGTTTCGCGACCGTGCGCTCACTTTATGGGGAAAAACCGCGCGAAGGCCAACCGTAATCTTTGCACCGTGCAGATCGTTGGGCTTGTAGCTGCAGACACTAGGTACCAATTCGATAAAAATTAAATAGCATCACACCAAAAAAAGCGCACCTGAACACACGTCAAAACTCCGCAACGCTAGCTAGGAAAAAGAGGATGATTTTGAACGACACGGGGAATTAGGTAGAGGTCTCTGCCCTGCCAGAGGTCCTCTACCTTACCAGTTTCAACTACGACATCGGTTGATAAAGCGCCCAATTAGGCGTTGGAGAAATTTAAATCATGAAGCGCAAGCCAGAGCCTTCGCCACGTGTCTTATATACCCTCGATCTGTATCAGACGACTCTCGATACCATGTAAGAAGATTCCACTCATCTCGTGTTAGCTCAGAATTTTCGCGGTCGTTCTTCTTCACGCCAATGTTCTTTTTCTCATCCTGATCCAACATGCCCACTACTCCATTAAGTGCATTGCGCGCGCAACGTTACTTAGGCGTGTGGGAAATCAAAACCGAAATTCGTCGTAACGAATCGTTTAAATACAACCAGTTATTTCTCGACGCGGGAAAGGCCGGGAGCTTCAGCCATCGCGCTAATGATGCGATGCACAGCTTTTTGGTCATAGTCAGACAAAGTCCTGAACTGGTGCAGCAGCGCTTCTTCGGCCTCGTTCAAGCCTTCGAGCGCACGTTGCGTCCGCCTTCCCGTCAAGACATACGGGACATCGACACCAGCCTTCAGCACCGCTGTAAGGTAGACGGAATCAGGGTTTCGCTCACCTTTTTCATAGCTGCCTTGGGTATTGCGGGTGATGCCACCCAGTTGCGCAAAGGCCTCCTGGTTGAGCCCAAGCCGCGTCCGTTCCTCACGCAAGCGTTCACCCACGCCAACGTCCATGTCATTTTCAGATGCACAACTTTTCAAACTTTCACCCTTTACAGGCACAAATCTTTGGGCATAATTGCACCAAATCAACACGGATGCCCACGAATGGACACTATGCCCGCCCCTCTCACACCCGAGCAAGCCCGAGCGATGCTTGATCGAAAAGGTATCAGCATTGCGGAGTTCTCTCGTCAGAACGCGCTGAACAGCAACCTGGTCAGCGACCTGCTCAATGGCCGGAAGAAAGGACGCCGCGGCGAAGCCCATCGGGCCGCGGTGTTATTGGGCATCAAGGTCGGCACTGTGCCGGCAACTGTCATCCCATCAGCCGTAGCGCAAGGACGCCGCCGTGAGCACTTACAAATTGGTCTGCCCTCATTGCCAGTCACGGATGCGCATACGCACCAGTGAAGGCACGCATATTTTTCTTCGCATTGCTTACTTGCAATGCACTAACGAGGCGTGCGGTTGGTCTGTTCGCGCCGAGTTTGAAATGACACACGAGATGAGCCCCAGCGGGATGGCCAACCCTTCGGTCAAGTTACCTTTGGCCGACGTCGCGCTACGTCGTGAGGCGATGACAACGAATGTCGCTCAACTCGAACTATTACCCCACTCAAGGATGGAGCGGACTGAATGAACGATACCCAGCCCATTTCGCTTGATTACCGCAGCAGCATGCAGCAGGCCGCCCTTGCCTATCTAGCTCGACACCAAGCAGAACATTTAGCCGATGGCGATCAATTGTTCAAAAACTGTATCCGCCATCTGATCGTTGCACTTGAGGTGCCGTCCGGCATTGCGACGAAACTGGCGCAGTTAGCCTGGACTGAGCATCACGCGGCGTCCGGCCTCAACCACCCCACCTCGCTTTAACCCTTAATCATTGACTCAACCCTACTCGACCGTAGGGCTGGGCTTGTATTGCCCATCAGTTGGTGCGACATGGAACAGTCAGAAACGCTACGAGCTGAAGTGCTTCAACGGCTCAAGGACGATTACGGATTCAAGGCGCGGCACAGCGACGTCTATTGGCGCGGCGGCAAGTGCCCAGCCTGTGGGCAAAAAGAGCTCTATACCCGGGTTTCGAAACCGTGGCTGATCATTTGCGGTCGCGAGAGCAAATGCGCAAAACGCTGGCACGTTAAGGAGCTGTATGAGGACTTGTTCGATGACTGGAGCCGTCGAGCGCCCTCCTGCGATCAATATCCCAACGCAACAGCTCGAGCTTATCTGGAGTTTGCCCGTGGGTTTCGTCTTGAGCTGATTCAGGGCTGGTTTAGCCAAGAGTCCTACTATTCCAGAGAGCTAAACGAAGGCAGCGCTACGGTCCGCTTCGCCCTGGACAAAGGGGGATATTGGGAACGTCTGATCGATCGTCCGCACCGCTTCGGCAAGATGAAAGCTCGGTTCAAGCCTGGCGAGAGTCCTCGCGGCGTTTGGTGGTGTCCGCCTTGCGTCGAATTGCTGGAGGTCGCAGAGCTGTGGATTGTCGAGGGGATCTTCGACGCTATCGCTCTGGTGCATAACGACATTGCAGCGGTGTCGTCTATGTCGTCCAACGCCTTTCCCGAAGAGTCGTTGAGAGAGCTGGCACGACTGCGCGGCGGCAGATTGCCCAAGTTGGTCTGGGCGCTGGACAACGAGCCCGGTGCGCACAAATACACCAGGCAATGGGTGCGACAGGCCCGTGCCTTGGGCTACGAATGTGAAGCAGCGCAGGTCCCTCAGCCTGACAGCCGCAAAGTTGACTGGAATGACCTGCATCAGCGCTGGGCCTTTATAGATGACGAGCCCCAGCGTACCGAGCAAATCAAAAGAGACTTGGCTACTGCCCGCTACCACGGCTCGCTTCTGATTGCCGAAAGCGCGACCGAGAAAGGCGTGCTGATGTACGAATGGCGAGAGCGTTTTGAGTTTCACTTCGGGTTCGAGAGTCGGCTGTACTGGTTCAAGATGGACTTGGATAAGTTCAACAAAGCCATGCAGGCATTGGAGTCGTCGGAGCGCCACGAAGACCAGCTGCTTAACGATAAACAACGTCGTGACAAGGCGCTGCGCCAATGCGGTGGTGTCGTCGAAATCGCCAACTGCTATCCCCAGGCGCTGTACTTCCAACGCAACGAGGTAACCGACGAGTCCTGGTACTACTTTCGGGTGGACTTTCCTCATGACGGCGGCAGCGTAAAAAACACTTTCACTGGAGGCCAGGTCGCTGCCGCCAGCGAGTTCAAGAAGCGCTTGCTCAGCATGGCGGCCGGTGCGGTGTTCACCGGCAGCGGGCAGCAGCTCGACAAGATCATGAAGGACCAGCTCTATGGGCTGAAAACTGTAGAGACCATCGATTATGTGGGCTACAGCAAAGAGCACGGCGCCTATGTGTTCGGCGATATTGCCGTGCGAAATGGCATCGTCAGCCAGGTCAACAAAGAAGACTTTTTTGAGTTCGACAAGCTGCGGCTCAAGACGCTGCAGAAGTCGATTGCGATGCACATCCAGCGTGATGCCAAGCACTACCGAAACGACTGGCTACCCATGCTTTGGACATGTTTTGGCGCTAAGGGAATCGTCGCGTTGGCGTTCTGGTTTGGCTCGTTGTTCGCCGAACAGATTCGCGCACAGTACAAGTCGTTTCCTTTCCTGGAAGTCACGGGCGAGGCCGGTGCCGGCAAAACGACGCTTCTGACTTTTCTCTGGAAGCTACTGGGCCGAGAGCACGAAGGTTTCGACCCGTCGAAATCAACACGTGCCGGCCGCCAGCGGGCCATGGGTCAAGTGTCCAACATGCCGGTGGTGTTGATCGAGGGCGACCGCAACGAGCCGGACAAAGCGCATGCCAAGGGTTTCGACTGGGACGAGCTGAAAGACTTCTTCGGCGGCGGCACCCTCGGCACCCGTGGTATGAAAACCAGTGGTAACGAAACCTACGAACCGCCGTTTCGAGGTGTCGTCGCCATCAGCCAGAACGCCGACGTCAGCGCTTCGGAGGCGATCCTGACGCGGATTATCAAAACTCACTTTGCTCGCCCTGCTGTGACCACCGAGAGCCGTGCCGCTGCGGACAATCTGAATTTGATCCCAGTGGAACAGCTCAGTCACTTTCTGCTGATGGCTGTGCGAGCTGAAGGCCAGGTCATGGCGAAGTTTGCCGAGCGCGTGGCGGTGCATGAGCAGCGTCTGCGCCAGCTCAAGGAGATCCGTGTGGAGCGGATCATTAAGAACCACAGCCAGATCATGGCGCTGGTGGACTGTCTTTGTTTGATCTGTCCGCTGGATGAAAACCAGCGCGTCACGACCCATCAGGCGCTGACCGCCATGGCTTTGGAACGTCAGTCGGCGATCAGTGCTGACCACCCATTGGTTGCCGAGTTTTGGGATGTTTACGAGTACCTGGAAAGCCTCGGCGAAGGGCCGCAAGTCAATCACAGCATCGACCCGAAACTCATCGCCATCAACCTCAATGACTTCGCCGAAAAAGCCAGCGATCACCGGCAGAACCTCGCGGATCTCAAGACCCTGCGCACGCTGTTGGTCAATAGCCGCAGCCGCAAACTTCTTGAGGTGAACAAGGCCACCTACAGCGCCGTTCGAGCGGCCCAGGCAGCCAATAACGCGATGGCTAGGAAATCTACCACCGTGCGGTGCTGGACCTTCCAGAACGCCTAAGAAGCACCGTTTGTAACCACCACCGGGCGCGTACTGCCTGGACAACATCAAAGGAGCAAGACCATGTCACCAGATCGACTCAGCGAAGCGTTTGAGGAAATTTTTCGATACGAGAAAGCCCTTCCAACTATTCGCCTGGCGGGTATTGAGGCGCTACACCGATTGATGCCTGCCGCTCAAGGCTATTCGGGACAGAGTGGCGTCATAGGGCGCTTCTTGCTCGGGCTTTACAACGGCCAGGACTACCCCTTCGACATGACCGAACTGCGTCGACTCGATGCGGCCCTTTTCGATGACTGCATCGCCGTCTTGCGGCTCGATCACACGACCGAACGAGAAGTGCATCGGTACTTCGAAAATGGCGATGAGATTTGGGAGGAACTGCGGAATCGATGGGTATGAAAACAGGAACGAAGTCGTAGCAATCATCATGCAAGACCAGGCCGAGGCCTGAAAGATGGTGTCGAGGAGCGGCAACTCCCCGATACCGACCACTACCAAGGAGCAGCACCATGCAAGCACGGAACCCAAGCAGCAGCGCCGGGGAGACTAGCACGAACGCGCTGGAATTCGATGATGACGTTTCCTACGTCGCCCTAAACAGGACATGCGGTATCGCTGTATTTCATGACTCCGAAGGCGTCGGTTGCAAGGAGTTGGCGCGATGAACAATGGCAAATCCTTTCCTTGGAATCTCGACCTGACGGGGTTCTGCGATCAATGCGGGAAATACCGAGTCCACGGTAACCATTACAAGTGCAGTAAGGCCCGGCAGTCCATTAACGAGCGACGTCGGGCCGAAGAGGCACGATCCGGTGTCACCTCCGGACCTAAAAAGAGCGCCAGTGTTTGGTGGTTACTTCGCCAGGAATGATCTTTAACACCGAGCCCGAAAACGAACGCAATACGGAAAGGCCCGTCAATGGGCCCTTCCTCGATACGTTGCAAAGGGGACGCACATGACACAAGGAGTAGAGGCTCGAGGCAATTCCATACGAGTCTATTTTCGTTTCAATGGGAAGCGGTGCCGGGAACTCATACCGGGGGGAAACACAGCGGCCAACCGGGAGCAAGCGCAGCGTCTGGTCAATATCATTCAATACGAGATAGAGGCTGGCACCTTCAATTACAGTCGGCACTTTCCCAACTCAGCCAGCCTGGTCGAGAACACGTTCGGCCACTACCTTGATCTATGGCTGAAGATCAAAAGTAACAGCGTTGCCGCCACCTCCTATCGGGGCTATGCCAATAAAGCAGAAGTGCATGTCCGGCCACGCTGGGGCAAGGTTCAGATCGACCAGATCGATCATCTGGACTTACAGGAGTGGGTGCAGGACACGTTGTCGAAGCGACTGAAGAACAAGACCATTCGGGACATCATCAGCAATGTGCGACAGGTCTTTCGGCTTTATCGGACTCGCAAGAAGGTTGCGCATGATCCGACCGAGGGGTTGTTTGTGCGCTTGCCGGATCCTGAAGCACCGGACCCGTTCACCAGGGCGGAGATCAAGCAGATCCTTGAAACGACAACCAATCGGACGCAAGAGCTGCTGATGATTCAGTTCATGATTTGGGCAGGGCCGCGGGTATCGGAAACAATTGCGTTGGCTTGGGAGGATGTCGATTTACAGCATGGGACGGTGACGTTTCGTCGCTCTAAGGTGCGAGGGGCTTATCGGGTCACGAAAACACGGCGCTCGACTCGGAAGGTGCGACTTCTAGAGCCGGCTTGGGATGCGCTACGCAAGATCGATGCGATGAATCCGGCAAAAAAGGCGCAGACGGTCGATGTCGTTGAGCGGGACAACAAGACGGTGCGACAGCATAAGCTGCACTTTGTGTTCCTGAACACCAAAAGCGGTCTGCCACATGTCAGTGACTTTGTCGTCCGGGATCGTTTTTTTAAAGCTCATTTGAATGCTGCCGGGGTTCGTTATCGCGGGCCAGGCCAGTGTAGGCATACCTACGCCAGCCAGTTGCTGACCACGGGCGTAGCTTCGATTGACTGGATTGCCGAACAGATGGGGCATACCAACGGGAATATGATTCGGCAGCACTATGGGACGTGGATTAATGAGGATGGGCCGGATGTGGTGGGGATGTTGCAACTGGCCTTGAAGCTTTCACCAGTTACAGCTCCACACTGAATCCAGAAATGCCCGAAGCGGGGCCAACGTCCTGTTCCAAGGCTTCGCCCAGCTCAAAGCTATCAAGTCCCCATTGAAGACCACACGCGAGCTCCCCATTGACGGGGACTTTTGGAAAAAAACCGCTTCGGCCGAAGCCGAAGCGGCACACTTCTCAGGCATTACTGACTTTTGAAGTGATCTCGCAGCAGTTCAAAGACGTGATGCACACGTACACAAACCACCACGAAATCCCAAGCATGTCTCAAATGCTTCAACATGCTAGGTCCTCCCGTAGTTGGACCACCTCCAGCGCGCTTATCCCGGAACACGCACGCCTCTCGGAACACACCAAGCGTTCCCTGTGAGATGGCTAAGCCGATGGCCTCTCGATTTTCAGCCGGCACAGATTCCTAGGCCCGTGTTGAGAGGATGAGAATCACGTTCAAAGCCATAAACTCCGACTGGCAAAGAACGCGAAACTGGCCTGATGTTACCGGCAATTTCCAACCAAAGTGGGGCGAGCTTGCCCATTGAGCTGTCGCAAAGGAGTCAACTTCCGCTCAGAACGAGGGTTTACGGGGCCTTGACAGCATAAAATTTTTTTTTCTTTTTTGGGAACGGTGATTTTTTTGTTTAAAAAACATAAAAAACCCACTACCCCTCGCCTGCCACGGCTTTCCACGCTCATCAACTACACCGCTAATCGTTAATTATTGCGCGGGTCGGCACCAGCTTGTACTCTCTTGCCCACACCAAGCGTTCCCTGTGAGCGAGCCAGCACGGCCCCTAACCGAACTGGCACAAAAAACCGCCTTCCTAGGGCGGTTTTTTTTGCCTGCAGTTTCCGACGTGACGCGTTATACCCCCCCCCACAAACCGCGCTGCAAAATTCTGTCAGGGTAATAATTCTACGGCTTTTCAGATTGGCCCAAGTGCGCACCCTATTGCAGGGTGTGGCCGCACGGTCTAGGGGGCTGGTTTCCAGAAGCAAACGAAAAGGCCCCCGCACCTGCTCAGGTGAGGGGGCTTTTGACATAAGCAGCGTTATTCGTAACGCGGCGTCAGTTGCGGCTGGCTTTTCCCAACGCCTCTATGGTTGCCAGATGCAAAGCGGAGCCATTGGTGAGTTGCTTAGCGAGACTGACCAAATAATCCTGTGCAGCAGGCCCTCCGGCCTCGCCCAGTGCTTTCAAGGCCGCTAGGTGGACAGCCGAACCGTTAGTTACCTGCTTGGCCAGGCTGACCAGATATAAAGCGCCTTCGTTCACATTGTTCATTGATGCTCTCCTTGAGTGATGGCTGATTGTAATCACATCAGCGTCCACCGAGGCACCTTTTTGCTCATCATGTGCGCTACTGAAAAGTTTGCCATAGCTGGTAACAGAAGAAGCCCACTAAAAGAAAGCCGGCAACCAGTCCGCTAAGCAAAGATGGGATTAAAAAGATCCACCACACCCGCTGTGAACGAATTTGAAATTTCCTCGTGGATGCAAGGAACAACTGGGAAAGTTTAGGCCCCCTCATGCTCTCAATCATCGCGTTTGTTCTGGACATATGGATACTGCCCCAGATCATTTTGACGATTTCCCATGAGATAAAGAGCATCAGTGAAAGTAAACCCAAAAGCCCGCAAAGCGCGTACAGCACGGGCGGCAGTTTCGGTGACAACGTGGACCAAAAACCAAACAGGCCTGCATACCCAGCGACCAAAATGAGATTCGTGTAGTTGGTAGCGCCCGCCATCTGTTTTTCGTTCAGTTGCATCAACAGGTCAGCCTCTTTATCCCTTTCGAGGTGAAGCTGAAATTCCTTTAACTCCTGTATCGCCTCTGCGTGCGCATTCACTACATCGCGTGCCTGCTCATTCCATTGCTGCTGGCTCAT